AAAAAGATAGAGATGGAAGGTGATTTCGACACTGGTAATGTTAGATACAAAGCTAGAGAGAGATATTCTTTTGGATTCTCAGACCCTAGAGGTATTTTCGGCTCACCAGGTGCGTAATATCTGATAACCACATATTTAGGGGGCGAGCAATCGCCCCCTTTTTTTGCCCTAAAACTATGAAAAAATTCCACGTTAAAATATTCGCCTATGGATACTTTATGGAATTCAACGTATTTTGCGAAGATTCCTCAGATGGCATAGAAAATGCTATTATTGACAAGATCCGAAAAAATGATATAAAAATTGAGTATAACACATTTTACGATAATAAATCGTTACGTGTAACATACGAGGAGATAGAAGATGGCGGAACTTCAAGCAACTATAGCGAACCTGTACGCACAGAAGAAATCTCTAGATCAGAGGTGGAGCAACGATCATAACAAAGAAAAAAAGTATACTTTGAATATGGTCAAAATTGATAAAGAGGTTAAAAGTCTTATCACTAAAATTAAAGATGCAGAAGCACAACTAGCAAGATTCTAGTCTTTAATTTTAAAAACTTAGTTTTATTCCTAAGGATTCCTTGCGCTTTTCAAAAAATTTATATATATTTAAGTTATCATACAACTAACCAGAACATAGACTAGTATGATAGACGACCTAGAGACTATGTTCGTTAATTACTAGGAGTATATAAAATGGCAAATACTACATTCAAAGGCCCAGTAACATCGATCAACGGATTTATTGGTGGCCCAAATAAAAATGCAGGTGACACGCAACAAGGTGGAAAAAATACTTATTCAATTGGTGCGAACTCAACTGAAGTAACAGATGGTACAAATACATTAACTGCAGCAGGAAACGAAGGCGTTTTAATTTATGTGGATAATGGTGCTGCTGGTGCAAAAGTATATGCTTTTTCAGATGGAACAAACTGGAAAAGAGTAGATACGCTTGCTAACATTTCATAATTTTTATAGGAGTCTTTCGAGGCTCCTTAAAATTTAAAGGAGAAAAAAATGGCAGGTGGTGGATCGTTTTCAAGTGATCAAAAGTTTACAACTTTAACAGCAGATGGTAATTTTAAAACTATCACTGGTGGTGGAACTGATTTAGGCCCTTGTAGAGTTACATATATAATGGCACACGGAGTAGCAAACTCTGTTGTAAAATTACATGATGGAACTTCAAACGCAGGATCATTAGAATTTCAGGCTAAATTTAGCACGGAAGGATTAGATGTTTTTGTACCTGGTTCAGGAATTAGATTCAAAGAAGGAGTCTTTTTAGATTTAACTAACACAGATTCCGTAACAATAGGATACACAGGATAATGAAAAGTGATGTAAAAGCAGTAAGAAAAACATCAACAGGAAATGTTTTTGGTGGAAGAACAAGACTTAGAGGAATTATTTTATCTTCTAATGGAGGTGCAGGATCTGTAACTTTACAAGATGGTAATTCAGTAACTCAGTTCCAAGCTGATGTTCCAAACGGAGATGTTTTTTCATATAACTTAGCAGAGGATGGAATTGTATTTGAAGGTGGCATGACTATATCGGCTATGTCAAATGCAATTGTTACTGTTATAATAGATAAATAGGAGGTTAAATGGCAAACACTACCTCTGGTACAAATGTTTTTGAAAAAGGTTTTTCTATTGCTGACATAGTTGAAGAATCCTATGAAAGAATAGGAATGCAAGGTGTTTCTGGTTATCAATTAAAAAGTGCCAGACGTTCTTTAAATATTATGTTTCAAGAGTGGGGCAATAGAGGGCTTCACTACTGGGAAGTTAATAATACATCATTAACTTTAGCAACAAATCAAAAAGAATATGAAATATTTAGATCTTCATCTGAGGGTGATTCTAATGGTGTCACTACAACTATAACATCAAACATTGCAAATAACGTTACAACTATACCAGTTGCTTCAGTAAGTAATATGCCAACATCTGGCAAAATAAAAATTAATAATGAAATAATTTCATACACAGGAATATCCTCTTTAAATTTAACAGGTGCAACAAGAGGAGTGGATGGAACTACAGCGCAAGCACATTTAAGTTCAGGCCCAGTAACTAATTTTGTAAATGGTGCCGATGATATTTTAGAAGCTGTCTATAGAAATGTATCATCTGGATCAGATGATATAGACGTATCTTTAAATAAAATTTCTAGATCAGAGTATCAAGCGTTATCTAATAAAAGTTCTACAGGACAACCAACACAATATTATGTTCAAAGATTTATAGATAGAATTAAAATAACTTTATACCTAACACCAGGAACTTCTGAAAATGGAAAATTTTTAAATTTTTATTATGTAAAAAGAATACAAGATGCAGGTGGTTATACAAACGATGCAGACGTGCCTTACAGATTCGTCCCTTGTATGATTGCAGGTTTATCTTACTACCTATCACAAAAATTTGCACCAGAGAGAATACAAAACATGAAATTATTATATGAAGATGAATTAAATAGAGCGCTATCAGAAGATGGATCTTCTACTAGTTCTTACATAACACCTAAAATTTATTACCCAGGAGCATAATGGCAAATCAATCATCAGGAAAATATTCAAAAGCCATATCAGATAGATCAGGTATGGAATTTCCATATAAAGAAATGGTTAAAGAATGGAATGGCTCTTTTGTGCATATATCTGAGTTTGAAGCTAAACATCCACAATTAGAAATAAAACCACATGCCTCTGACCCTCAAGGTTTAAGAGATGCTAGACCAGATAGAACAGAAACTGCAGTTCCAAATTTATTACCATTGAATCCATTTAAAATAACAAATGGCAGCACAACTATTGTTGTTAGTGAACCAAATCATGGTAGATCTACAGGTAATACAGTCAGATTTAGAAATACAACTAATGTAGGAAATGTTACATCTGCAACAATTACTCAAGCTGCAGGGTATACAATTACAAAAGTTGATGATAATACTTATAATTTTACAACTGGAACAACAGCTTCTAGTACGTTACAAGGAGGAGGTGGACTTGCTTCAGCAGGCCCAGTTAATATTACAGCATAATGGCATACACTTTAACAAACTTACAAGATGATATTAGAAATTATACAGAAGTTGATAGTTCTGTATTGTCTACTGCCATTTTAACTACAATAATAAAAAACGCTGAAAACAGAATTTATAGAGAGGTAGACTCTGATGATAATAGATTTTATGCAACATCTAATTTAGCTGTTGGTAATAGATATGTAACAATACCCTCTGATCTAAGAATAATTAGATATGTGCAGTTGAAAGATTCAAATAATAATCAAGTATTTCTAGAAAAAAGAGATACTAGTTTTATGACAGAATACTATAATACTCCATCTACAGCTGATGGTTTACCTAAATACTATGCTAATTGGGATGCTAATTTTTGGGTTGTAGCACCAACTCCTGATCAAACTTATCAGATAACATTGGCTTATGTAAAGCAACCAGAGAGTTTAACAACTAAAACATCTGGAACATATGTTTCAAATAAATACCAAGATTTGCTTTTATATGCTGCTCTAGTAGAAGCGTATGGGTACTTGAAAGGCCCCTCAGATATGTTACAATACTACGAACAGTCTTATCAAAGAGCAATACAATCGTACGCGGTTGAGCAACAAGGCCGTAGACGCCGAGACGAATATAATGATGGTGTTATTCGTACTCCACTTAAATCAGAATCACCATCTAAATATTAAGGAGATATAACATGGCAAACATAGTACCTAATTCTTTCAAGTCTGGATTGTTAAAAGGAACTTTTAACTTCGACACTTCAGGTAATGGAGGAAATGAGTTTAAGTGTGCCTTATATACAGCTATCACAGGATACAGTATAACTTCTACTACTTTTCAAGCTGGAGTTGGTAATAATGAAGTAAACCCTTCAGGAACAGGTTATACTGCTGGTGGACTAGCTCTAACAAATACTGGAGTTGATGGAACAACCGCAACATCTTTTACAGATTTTGGTGATTTAACTTTTCCATCAGTTTCATTAACTGCTAGAGGAGCTGCAATATATAAGTCAACTGGTGGCGGAAATGAATTAGTTCTAGTGTTAGACTTTGGTGGAAATAAAACGGCAACGAATGGTGATTTCGTCATTCAGTTTCCTTCAAATACTACATCAAGTGCTATTATTAGAATTGGCGACGCGTAATATTAAGGATTAAATAAATGGCTTTTGTATTAAATGACAGAGTTAAACAGACAAGTACATCTACTGGAACTGCTACTATTAGTTTAACAGGAACGGAAGTTGGTTTCGAAACTTTTGTTGCAGGTATTGGTGACACTAATAATACTTTCTATTGTATTTCACATGATGGTACAGCTGATTTTGAAGTCGGTATTGGTACAGTAACTGATTCAGCTACTGATACACTTTCTAGAGATACCGTTATCTCCTCTTCAAATTCAGATAACAAAGTGGATTTTCAAGTAGGAACTAAAACTGTGTTTTGTACTTACCCTGCAAAGAGAGCTCCGTCTGCAGCTATGACAGCCACAACTTACGTAACAACACACTCTTCTACTATTTCTGATGTTCAAACAATGGACTCAGGAGTTTTAGCGGGCCCTGTAACCGTATCAGGTACAGTAACAGTAACAGGTAACTTAGTAATTATATAATGAGTACATTAGAAGTTAATAAAATTATACCACAGTCAGGAACTAGTGTTCAAATAGGAAACGCAGGTCAGTCTTTAAGTTTACCAAATGACAGTGTTCCTAATTCTGCATTAGTAAATGAACAAATTACAATTAATGGAGTTGCTGTAAATTTAGGTGGATCAGCTACAATACCAACTGAAACACAACCTGTTATATCTAGTTTTACACCTACAGTAATTGATGCAGACGTTGGTGGTACAATAACCATCACAGGACAAAATTTTGCATCAATACCAAAAGTAGAATTACAAAGAGCCAATGGTGCTTTTCAATCTGCAACATCGGTCACATTTACAAGCGCAACAACAATAAGTTTTACAACAGGTACAGCTGGTTTAACAAATGGACAAAACGTTAGAATTTTAGTTACAAACCCAGACGGTAATGCAGCTAGAAGTTCATCAGATTTAGTTGTTTCAGATGGCCCTGTATTTACAACGACGTCATTACCAAACGGCACTGCTGGACAGTCATATTCTCAGAATATTGATGTAACTGGAGATAGTGCTGTAACTATTTCACAATCAGTTGTATCTGGATCTTTACCTCCAGGAATTACTATTGGAACAACATCAAACCCATCAGGATCAACATACAGAGCAGTAATATCAGGGACTTTACCAAGCCCTGCTAGTGAAACACAATATAGTTTTACTGTTAGAGCAACAGACGCACAAGGTCAAACAACAGATCAAGCATTGTCAATTACTGTTGAAGTTGGTATACAAAACGCAGGAGGATTTTGTTAATGGCTAGTGCATATTTAAGAAAAGCCCACGAAGGAGCAGGTAACAGAAAAACATTTACTATATCAGCTTGGGTAAAAAGAGCTATACTCGGTGGAGATCATACAATATTTTCTCAAGGTGTTCCTGGTGGAGGCTATTATTCAAAACTAAGAATTAGATCTGATGATGTTTTGCAATATGAGGATATTCCTAATACAGGAAATGTAAATTTAAAAACAAATAGATTATTTAGAGATATCACTGCTTGGTATCATATTGTAGTAAGGGTAGATACTACACAAAGCACAGCTGCTGACAGGGTTAGAATTTATGTTAATGGAAATCAGATAACAAGTTTTAGTACTGCTAACTATCCTGCACAAGACAACAATCAACAAGCAAATGAAAATTCTAGCATGTCAGTAACAGTAGGAGGAAGAACTGCTGTTAATGATGGTTATTGGGATGGTCAAATGGCACACGTACATTATTCTGATGGACAATCTTATGCTCCGTCTACTTTTGGAGAAACAGATAGTAACGGTGTTTGGATACCTAAAACATCTCCAACGGTTTCATATGGAGTAAACGGTTTTTTTCTTAAGTTTGACAACGATTCTAATATGGGTTTAGATTCATCTGGTCAATCTCATAATCTAACAACAACAGGAACTATTATACAAAACAAAGATACGCCAACAAATAATCATCCTACTATAAATAAACTTGATCGTAGAACAAATGATATGACAGTCACAAATACTGGTAATACTGGTGAAACTAATGCTTCAGTATACACTCCTGGTGTGATGTCACTTGGAGCAGACTCTGGTAAATGGTATTGGGAAGTAAAAGTTGCCTCAAAAACTGGTTCTAGTGATTGGCATTTGATAGGAATTATGGGCCAAACAAGAAGGGAGAGTAACGTATATTTAGGGCAAGTTACTGAACAATACAGTTACTATGGTCTAAATGGATACAAATATACAGATGATTCGGGAACTAGTTATGGAAATTCTTATGGAGTAGGAGATATTATAGGGGTCGCTATGGATTTAGATAATAATAAATTATATTTTCATAAAAATGGTACATACCAAAATAGTGGTGTGCCAACTTCAGGTTCAACAGGAACAGGGGCTATATCAATTACTGCAGCATCAGCTACTGATGATGGTGTTTATAGACCAGCTATTTGTTATTTTGACGGTTCAACAAAAGCCACATACCAGTGTAATTTTGGTAATGGATATTTTGGAACAACAAAAATAACTTCAGCAGGATCTAATGGAAATGGATCTTTGTTTGAATACGACGTCCCAACAGGATACTATGCATTAAATACTAAAAACTTAAAGGATCAATCATAATGGCAGCTTATACTACAGTAAAAAAACCTAAGGATTATTTTAATACTAAAATTTATTCAGGAAATTCTAGTGCAGGTCATGCAATTACTGGCGTTGGATTTCAACCTGATTGGGTATGGATAAAATCAAGAAGTGGAACCTCAAACCATACTAATTTTGATGCAGTAAGAGGTCAAGGAAAAGCAATTTATCAAAATGCTACAACAATAGAAACAACTGTAACTGGTCATTTAACTTCGTTTGATAGTGATGGTTTTACTCTTGGAGACAACTCTGGAACGGGTAGCACAAATGGTAGCTCTACGTATGTTGCTTGGAACTGGAAAGCAGGCACAACTGGTTCTGGTACAACAGGTGGATCGGGAACTTCAAAAGCATACACTTATTCTGTTAATACAGCAGCAGGGTTTTCTATAGTAAGATATTTAGGTAATCAAACATCTGGTCACGCAATTCCACATCATTTAGGAGATACTCCAAAATTTATCATTGTAAAAAATTTAGCTGACACAAGAAATTGGAATACTTATCATCATAAACAAGGTGGAACTAAATATTTGGTTCTTAATGCAAATGATGCAGAAGCAGCTAGTGCTTCTCTTTGGAATGATTCATCACCGACTTCATCTAATATTATATTAGGTAGTGGTCAAAACGTAAATCAAACAGATTCAGCACATATTGCATATTGTTTTGCAGAAAAAAGAGGTTATTCAAAATTTGGTATCTACACAGGAACAGGTAATGCTGACGGTACTTTTGTTTACACTGGCTTTAGACCTGCTTGGGGTATGTTTAAAATGATAAATGGAACTGGAGATTGGGGAATTTTCGATGATGTAAGAGATGGGGGATATAGAGATCAACCTATTTATAAATTAATTAATGCTAACTCAACTGCAGCAGAACAGTCATCGTATGCAAATTATCAAATTGATTTTGTTTCAACTGGTTTCAAAATAAGAAATACTTTAGGAGAAGTAAACTCTGATGGAAATAGATTTATTTACATGGCATTTGCAGAGTTGCCATTAGTAGGAGATAATCCAGTAACAGCGAGATAGTATGAGTGAAGTAAAAGTAAATAAGATAAGTCCACGATCAGGGACAAACGTACAGCTAGGAGATAGTGGTGATACTATTACTATTCCTGCAGGTGCAACATTTGCTGGAACACAAAAC